CTATATCTTGCTCTGAAACTTTATTGTTGTTATTGAATAAATGACCTAACATATAGTAATCCCAGAAACTTAACCCGCTACTTGAAGTAGTATAGTATCTATTTGAGTTATAGCTATTGTAATAATTATATGTAGTTGTTTTTTTGTCTTTTCTAGCAGCTTGTTTATTTGGAACTTGAGTTTTTTGTTTACTTGTTTTTTAAGTTTTATTTTCTTTTTGATAGATTTGTTAGTTCTATATGTTTTAGTAGCTTTTTTAGTTTTAGTAATTTTAGGTCTACTACTTTTAGATTTTGTACTACTCTTATGAATAGAAACATGCGAACTGGAATGATGAGTAGTTTTAGCTTCAACTTGTAATGGACTCGCTATACTGATTACTAGCAAAGAACATAATATAAGTTTAGTTATCTTTTTCATTCTATAATTCTCCTTTTAATTTATTGTATAAAAAAAGACCATCTATAAAGTAAAGATAGTCATTTTAGATTTTATGTACTTTTATTTTTTTAGATATTTTAACATTTGAACTAGATAGTCCCCATCCAATGAATCTGTTTCATCTTTATCAAGACTTCTTTTACCAAAATCTACAAATCCATTATCCTTATAAAATTCAATTAATTTAGGTTTGTCTTCACATTCAAGATATACTATTTTCCCACCCATATCTAACTGTACTGCTTTTATCTTGTCACATGCAATTTTTAGAAGTTCATCACCCTTGATTAATTTATTATAATTATTTGAATAATTCTTTCCTATTTGCCCTATCAAAGGTGCTCCAATAATATATCTTCTTAGTTCTTCATTGTATTGTCCAAACTTCACTATTTTCCTAGCTAAAGAGTTTGATAATGTTTTTCTTTTTATCGTAAAATACTTATTAGCTAGAGTGAAATATCCAACTATAACAGGCTTGCCTTTATAAGAAGTTAATACTAAATGTGTACTAGCTAAACCCTGTTTAGAAAATTCAATAGCTTTGTTTTTTAAAAATTCTTCTACATCTTTATTAAGAGGACAAGAAAAACTGGAGAGAATCTTTTTAACTTCTTCTTCCTCCAGCTCTTCTAGCATATTACTTAAGTTCACAATTGAATAGCCACTCATTAAAATCTCCTGAATATATCCTTTATTTTATCTTTTGGTACTTCTGAACATTTTTTACTTAATACAACTTCTTTTTCTTGTTTATTTTTAGCATTTTCTAGAGCTGATACTAGATTTCTTCCAAATGCCTTTTTTCTTACATCTACATTTTTTAAAATACTTTTTGTAGCCATAAGTACCACCTTCCACTTCACTATTATAATTTAATTATACCGACGTCACGTCAAATATGCAATACATTTCGAGGAATTATCAGTTGGCATTTTGTACATGATTTTATTATTATTATTCACAATATGCACATTTTATATAATAAAATTACTGTTATTTATATTAACTTAAATAACTTACACTATAAAAAATTATGTCATATATTTTATGTATATTAATTCAAATGCTTGCTAAGTATTTAATTTTAAGTATGCACATTATAATATACCTAAACAAATAGTATTATGACAATAAAAATTTCTTTTTTCTTTTTAAAAATAAAAAAGACTAAGTTGGGGTAACCTAGTCTTTTTCAAGGGGGAATATATTATACACTTGTTTCATACTACCATTATAACAGGGGTTAAATATCATTAAAATATCATCTTTTTATCATGTATTTATCAAACAGTTAATTTTAAGCCATCTATACCAAATAAATATACTCCAAGTTCTTTTACCATTTCATTAATCCAACGTCTTGATGTAACTACTCCACAATTTAATATCTCTGCTATTTCTTCATATGTTTTTTCATCACAATAGTAAAGCTCTAAAGCTCTATACTTTTCATAAGAATGTAAACGCTCTTGTCTTAATTTCAAAGTTTTCATTGCTGAATCTATATGTGCTATCATAATAATAGTTCTTGCTTTACTTTTCTTTATACTTAAAATATACAACTCTTCATTATCAAGCTTACCTAAATCATCCTCTAAGTAATCTACATCTTTAGCTTCACTTACCGCTGAGTCTATATGTCTCTTAAAATCATTATAATGCTTCATCAATAATCTAGTATTATATAAAACGCCTTTTTTCCTATCTTCTCTTTCTTCTTTTCTTAACTCTCTTACAATTTCTTTTATACTTTCTTTATCCACTTAAATCACTCCTTCTTGCTCTCTTCGAACAACTTCTACTGCAATACTTAACTTTAGATTTATCCAACTTATAAAATCTTCTACCACACCAAGCACATCTTACTATTTTACCTGGGCTTATAAGTTCCATCTTTTCTTTTTACTTTCATACCTTCACTCCCTATATTCTTTTAATTTTACTTTGACTGCTTCAAGTAATGCACTTTGTCCTTTATCCTTATTCTCTAGGGCTTCCATTACTTGTTCATCTATGGTGCCTTTACAGATTAGATGATGGATAATAACAGTTTCCCTTTGACCCTGTCTATAAAGCCTTGCATTAGCTTGTTGATACAGTTCTAAGCTCCAAGTTAATCCAAACCAAACAATTATACTTCCACCTGATTGTAAATTAAGTCCATGTCCTGTACTTGCTGGATGACAGAGTAGTAATTGTATTTTTCCATTATTCCAATCATATATATCTTTTGAGTTTTCTATTGTTCTTGGTTTTAAAGTCTTAAACTCTTTCATCAAACGACTATAATCATGTTTATAGTTATAAAAAACTATAATAGGTTTACCATTTGAAATATCTATAATTTCTTTTAGAGCTTCTAATTTTTCTCTATGAAATTCCTTTACTTTTTTATCATTATCATAAATTGCACCATTAGCTAATTGTAAAAGTTTATTTGCTACTACAGCTGCTGATGAAGCTGTTATTATATCTTTATCTAATTCTAATATTTTCTCTTTTTCTAATTCTTTGTAATATTTAAGTGTTTTACTATCAAGGTGTATTTCAATTTTATTATCTATTTTTCTAGGCATATTCAAATAATCTTCTGCTTTTAAACTTATACAAATATCTTTTATTTTATTATGTATTGCCTTTTCTGCTCCATCTTTAGGCTGCCAATTATATATAGCTCCTGTTTGATAATTTTTTTGTCCTGGTTCAAAATATCGTTCTTTATATCCTGTAATAGTTTTACCTAGTCTTTCACCTCTATCAAGTAAGTACATCTGTGGCCATAAATCTATTAAACTATTTGGTGCTGGTGTACCAGTAAGCCCAACCACTCTTTTAGTTAAGGGTAATACTTTCTTTAAACTTTTAAATCGTTGTGCTTTATTTGATTTAAAAGAACTAAGTTCGTCTATCACAACCATATCAAATGGCCATTTACTTTTATAAAAATCCACTATCCAGGGTACCATTTCTCTATTTATTATATAAATATCTGAGTCTGTACTTAAAGCTCTCACTCTATCTAATTTACTACCAAGAACTTTAGATACTTTTAGATGCTTTAGATGCTCCCATTTTTTTACTTCACTACTCCAGGTATCTCTTGCAACTCTTAAAGGTGCTATAACTAAAACTTTTGATATATCAAAGTAATCATACATTAATTCACTTATAGCTGTTAAAGTACAGACTGTTTTACCTAATCCCATATCTAATAGTAAACCTATATTATTATTATCTATAGTTTTTCTAATTGTGTATTCTTGGTATGGATGTGGTTTAAATTCCATCCCTTAACCTCCTTGATAAAATCATCTATCTCTTTTAATGTACTTATACACTTAACTTTAAATCCTAACTCTCTTAATTCTCGTATTTTATAATGTTGAAGCTTCCTTGGTTTTTTACCTGGTGCTTTAAGTTCTACAAATATAACATGTCCTTCTGGTAATAAGGCAATCCTATCTGGCACACCTGCTTCTCCTGGTGAAATAAACTTCATAGCCTTTCCACCTAACAACTCAATCTCCTTTTAAGTCTTTTTCTATTTTTGATTCTAACAAAATATCACTTCCTTAAAATTTAAGTGTCAACAATGTCAACAGATTTTCTATATATATGTATATATACGTATTAGGCATACATATGTATATACGTATATGCCTAATATTACTTATACTACTTTATACATAATTTTTGTTGACATTGTTGACATTAATACCTCAAACACTGTAATTACTACATCTTAGGTGTCAACATAAGCGTCAACAAAGCCATTTTTTTGTTGACATTGTTGACACTTTTAAAATTTTCAAATTTACTCTGTTTTTAATTCTGTTGACACTAACTTTTGCGTACATAAGCTCTCTGCCTACCATATATTTTCCCAAACCTTAAATTTCCATTATATGATATCCAATCATCTAATCCTTTTAATATATCATTAATTTCTCTTGATAAGATAGGCGTGAGTTGTTTAGGTTCTCCATTAAATAGCTCAACCCATATCTCCATAACACACGTTTTTTCTCTTAATATTGTTCCTTCTTTTAAATCACCAAAATCTGAACCATGAATATATTCTCTCTTTTCTGAAATACTTAAATCATACCAATTCTCAGTAATAGGTTTATTTAGATACTCCTCAATAATTCCAGATTTAGCATTTTCTTCTGAGTGAGTTCTTTGTTGTCTTTCAGCTTCTTTTTTCTCCTCATCTGATAGATATAGCTGTTCATTGGCTTTATATAATTCTACTGCTTCTGCCCAAATTTGATTTCTTTCATTATCAAGTTGGCCATTAAATATACTCTTGTTAATCTTCTTTACTCCTGTATCTATTGGCCAAAACCTTCTATTCCCAGTCTTATCTCTTAAAAATTCTTTATCATTAGTTGTTCCTATAACTACACATTGACGTAAAAACCTTGATGTTCTCTTCCCATATGCAACCCTATATATATCCTCTGATTTACTTAGAAAATGCTTAACTGCCTCAATATCTGCTTTTTTAGTAGCCATCATTTCACCCATTTCAAGCAACCATACTCCTTGTAATTGTTCATATGCTTCTTTACCTTGTACAGTAGTTAAACTATCAGAATACCAGTCTCCACCAAGTTTTTTAATAAAAGTACTTTTTCCCATTCCTTGAGGACCAGATAAAACCATCATATTATCAAATTTTATTCCTGGATTAAATACCCTAGCCACTGCTGCTACTAAAACTTTTCTTATTATAGTCCTTGTATAGTGATTATCTTCTGAACCCAAATAGTCAATTAAAAGTGTATCCACTCTCTTAATACCATCCCACTTTAAAGAATTTAAATAATCTTTTATAGGATGAAAAGTATTATTTTCAAAAGCAATTACTAGAGCATCATTTACTTTTGATGGTGATGAGATATTGTAAATTGTTTCTATATGATGTCTAAGCCCAGAATCATCACTATCATTCCAATCATTTAATTTATCATCTTTTCTCCAAGGTAACTTACCTAAAACGACAGCTCTATTTGAAAATTCATTATAAGCTATTTTTCCTTTCAAATATGGGTCATTTTCTATAAACATTAAGATATTGTTTGTTGTTTTCTTATAACTTCCCTTATTGTCATAATCTAACCTAGTTAACCATTCATCATCTTCAAAATCTATATCACCAAAATCATCCTTAGCTTTATCAATGTTTTCTCTTCCTATAGTCTTTCGTACTTTAGTGTCACTGCTTGCAAATTCGCTCATTCGAGTAAATGAAGGTAATCTATTTACAGGCGTTTCTGGTTTAGCATCTTCATCAAGTTCACCAAATTTATGTATCCTAACTAAATCAAAAGCATTGCATAAAATTCCACTTGCTGGGTCTGTACCATGATGACTATAGGAAAACTTGTCATCATAAATAACTACTCCACCACTTGTACTACCTTCTGCATATGTATACCTAGTTTCATCAATACCAGGAATATATACTTCATTTAAGAAAGTTTCTATGGCTTCTTTTATACTATAGGACCTGCAAAATGCACCTATAATTCCATCCTTTTCAATAGGGTCTTGTTGCTTTTTTAATTGTGTATTAAACTTTTGCCTCTCCCTTGAACTTTCTGGCCAATAGCTTACATCTGTCCAGTCTAAATATAAATCTAGTATTTCATTTGGGTTTAAAAACTTTCCATCTTGAAATTTAAATATATAGTCTCCATCAATTGAAGTACTTGGAAAATACATAAGTCTATGAGGTTGATATGTAGTATCATCAAACATATCTATTCCTATAGTATCTGCTATCATCCTGGAAATTGCTTGATATTCTTCTGGTAGTACTGGTCTAGCTAAAGGTATTACAAGTCTATATCTGGGATTATTCTCAGTATGTGAGTGCGTAGAATACATAAGACAAGCATAATCATTTAATAATGTTATATCCTCCCATATATCTTTATTCGCATAATCTATATCTAAAGTTATAATACTTCTATTTGCAATATTCTCTGCTTTTCGTCTTCCATTTTTTAAGCTTCCACCTACAAATCCACCAACATCTTTGACTCTATCTTTTTCAGTCTTTGACATCTTCTTATATTCTGTATATGTCTCTTGAGTTCTTAATGTTTTGCTTAATCTATTTACAAGTTCAGACCATAAAATACTTTTATTCTTCCAATGAGTTTCTAACTTACTTTTTCCTATAGCCAGCATGAGTTGGCCATCATGTCTTACATTTATGTGTTCAATTTCACTGGCCTTTATATCCATAAATCAATCACCTAGTCTTTCTTATAATAATCACATTCATATCCATCTGCTTTAAGTGGAAGACCTTTAGCCCAAGATATTTCTTTTCCCATAATACTGTTAACTTCTTCTAAAGAACCCCCTTTTTTATCTACATCAATTACAAGCTCATCATGTACATGCATTACAATGTCATAACCTGCATTTGTCACATTAAACATAGCCTCTCTTAAGCAATCTCTAGCTGTAGCTTGGACAATATTCTCAACTAACTTAGGTCCATAGGTATCTATTCTTTTCCACTGTTTACTTGTCTGTTCCATACCTTCATATGTCACTTTATCCCCACTAAACGTAGTATGAGGTTCTATCTTAGGTCTTAAGTAGGATAATCTTCTACCACTTGGGAGTTCTATAAATAAAACTCCTGGATTATAAATAAATTTAATCCCATGTTGGAGTTTTACTATAGTCCTATCTTTTATGGCTTTTTTAGCTGCCTTATCTACATCCCACCAAAACTTAGTTATATTTGGATTAGCATTTCTCCATGTTGTTACAAGAGGTTGAAGCTCGTTTTCATCAAGACCCATCTTTATAGCCCCCATTGATGTTAAAGCTCCTATGCTTCCCCCATATCCAAGAGCTAGCTCTGAAATCTTACCTTTTTGTCTAAGTGGGTCACCTTTTTTAATACTTTCTATTGGAACTTTAAACATCTGACTAGCACTAGCTTCATATATTTTTCCATGAGAATTAAACACATCTAGTCTCCATTTTTCCTTAGCAAGCCAAGCTATAACCCTAGCTTCTATTGCACTAAAATCTGATACTATAAATCTATGACCTTCACTTGGTATAAAAGCTGTTCTTATCAATTGACTTAACACATCTGGTACACTATCATATAAAAGCTCTATTAAATCAAAGTCCCCTTCTTTTAATAGGTTTCTAGCTAGGTCTAAATCTTCTATATGATTTTGTGGTAAATTCTGTACTTGTACTAATCTTCCTGCCCATCTACCAGTCCTATTAGCCCCATAAAACTGTAGTAAACCTCTTACTCTATTGTCATTACCTTTAGCTAATTTCATAGCCTCATACTTCTTTATAGAGGTTTTAGACATTAATTTTCTAAGTTCTAAAATTCTAACTACATTTTCATCATCAACTTGTTTTAATATTTCTGGAATACTTTCTTTTGTTAGGTTCGTAATCTCAAAGCCAACTTTATCACTTAACCATTTTTTTAATTGAGCTGGACTATTTGGATTATTTAGACCAGTTATTTTAATTGCTTCTTTTGTAAGTTTTTCAGTATATCTTTTATCACATTCTATTGCATTCTCTATTAACTCTGTATCCACTTTAATACCAGTATCATTAATTTTCTGGTCTAAATACCATAATTTAATTTCTCTTTCGGTAGTCTTATACTTACTAAGTTTGTTTCTTATTTCTCTTTCAACTACAACATCTTGTTTACAATATTCTTTAAATTTATTCCATTTTTTCCATATCATGTATTGGTAAATTTCTAGTTCTTCCCTTGTTAACTTTTGTAGCCTTACAAGGTTTACAGAAATATTGTATTAATGCCTTACCTTCTTTCATTTTCTGTTTATCTTCATTAAACTTTAAAGCCTTAGACACACTATCTAAACTTCCTGGAAGTCCTAGTGTTAACGCCTTTATCATTGTACATGACCACTCATTTGGTTTTAAATTAATATTTAAAAATTTACTTATTGCTGTTCTTTCAAAATTAGCATTAAATGCTGATTTTATAACTTTATTATCATTTAAAGCTTCTATTACTTCTTTTGGTAACTCTTCATCATTTACTAAATCAATAACTTTTACCTCTTCATTATCAAAAGCATAGGCAAATAACAGTATCTCAAAATTAGCAGAGTCTACATATCTGTAGACTCCAACTTTTTTTATATCTAAATCACTATATGTTTCTATATCAATTGATAAGGTCCTCATTAACTTAAGAAATCCTCTTCTTCATCTTCATATTCAAAGTCATCTGAGAAATCTGCTTCTGCACTAGCTCTAGCTCCTCCAAGTACTTCTCCATCTGCTAACTTTTGAACATTTTGTAAGCCACAACCTATTCCTTTATTTCCTGCACTATTATATGGGAAAAAGTTTATACTAACTCTTCCATAACAACCACTATATACCTCTGTATTATCTAATATTTCATTTAAGTCTTTATCAACTATTCCTGGCTTTTGAGTACTATTTGCATTTAAAAAATACATTCCTACATATTCCTCTGCTTCATCAGCTCTTTCTGCATCTCCATCACGAAGAGGTGTTTTTAAATTACCTGGTAATTTTCCACCCCATTTAGAAGTTTTACCTTGTTCTTTAGCTGCATCAATAGCCTTCTTTATTCTTCCTAAAGTCACCTTATCTGACTTTGGTATTAAAATACAAACTGAATACTTGGGCTCTGCACCTTCTACCATTGCTCTGCTTTTAAAGATATTGCAATAACTTAATCTTACCTTTCCTGTTACTACCTTTGTTGATTGTACTGAATTACTCATAATTTTCTTCCTCCTAATATTTTTATATTTGGTATATTGATTTTATATTTGAAGTTATTTCTCCAAATTTATCTAAATCTCTAACTTGCCTACTAAACAATTTAATTCTTCCACAAATAACTGTTGAAGAAACATTTAATAACTCTCCTATATCAGATATCTTTTTATCTTGTAAAATCCAATCTACTATTTTGTCAATATCTTTTAAATATGACTTTCTTGCAATTTTTCTTATATAATCAACATCATAGTTAAATTGAATTTCATAAAATCCATGTATATCTTTTAATGGTCTTTTACTATCTTCAAATACACTTACATCTAAACTTTCTACAGAGTTTCTATAATGTTTTTTGCCATAACGCAAAGCTTTAAACATTTCTATTCTTATGTAAGAAACAGCTACTGTAGAAAACTTGCCTCTGTTACTATCATAATTTAATGCTGCTTTATATAACCCAATACATCCTTCTTGATAAAACTCTTCATATAAGTATGGATGTTGCTCTATATAAGACTTAAAAAATCTATTTATACTAAAATGTACAAGATTCAAATTATTTTCAACTAGTTTAGTTATTTCTTGATTACTCATAAAATTATATCCCCTTTTAAATCTTTTTATAGCTACTAGGAATTAAATATTTTTAATTATCCTTTGCTCTTACTGATACAAAGCATACTGGACTAACTTTTATATGTTCTGGTATATACACTCTATCAAGATGATTGTCATTTACTTCGAGGAAAGTTGACATCACTTTATCCCTTATTAAACTTTCTCTTTTAAAATCCATCACTGTAACTTTTGCATTTTCTTCAATTGAGTTATACTCTGTAATATTTAGCCTCTTTAACATATCTAGTAAATTATCTTTTTCATAATCTAAATCTTTTTCGATACTCTTTTTTCTCTCTTTTAAATCTAAAATTATACTTATGCTTTCATCTAATTTATCTTTTATACCTTCATCTAATGGCATGTAATATCCCCCATTTATATTTCAAAATCTTTTTTCGCTGAATCTATACTATTAATTTCTGACCTTTTATCACTTTCTACTACTAAAGTAGCTTTTCCAACTGGTTTTATAATTAAATCACTTAGTAGTTTAGCAAAACTCTTTTTACCTATAGCTTTCTCCATATCACTAATTCCTTTTAAGGTCCTTGGCTTATAAATTTTTTCTTCATCATAATCTGAATTTAATAAAACCTTAGCAACTTCTTGCTCATCTATATACTTTCTATTACTTCTGCCTTCTACAAGCTTATATCCTGGATATTTAACACCATGCTTTTCAGCTTGTTCTAGTGCATAACTTTGAACATCTTTTAACCAATCTTGGATATTCTTAGCAAAACCTAAAATATCTGCTATCTCATATTTATTAAGAGTAAATGTGTCAGCAAAATCATATTTTCTAGCTAGTTTAAGGTTATCCTCAGCTCTTTTTCTGCAATCATTTTTAGCTCTACAAAATCCACAATGACTACCACTTACAAACTCTCCTTCACCATTAAAAGCCATTTGAGCCTTCTTCTTAACATTCTCTGCCCATGTAAGTAATTTAGTAACTTCTATTTCTTCACTTGATATGTTATCAAGTCTGGGTTGAATTATTGTTGTTTTAACTAAATCAATATCATATAGCATTTCAAACTGATTATATGCCCCTAAACCATATAGTCTAAGTTGAGGATTCTCTATAGCTGAAACTTCTAAACCTTTTCCATACTTTAGGTCTATAACTTGAAGTATACCATCAGATATTACAACAACGTCTCCTGTTCCAAATCCTTCTGGAACCCACTCACTAAAATCGAGTCTTTCTTCTAACATCACTATTACATCATCACATATAGCTTTACTATCATTTACTAATTCAACTACATTCTCAACATAAGATTGTATATAGTCCTCCATTTCAGAGTTATAGTACTCACTTTTCTGTATCTTTTTAATTCTTGCATTATATGCCTTTTTACTTATTTTTTCATACTCTAGCATTAATTTAACTTCTGCTAATTCATGTGCAACTGTTCCTTCTTCTGCATATATACTAGTTGATGGTGGATAGTTTTCTTCTAATTTTATACTAGGAGTGCAGTGAAGCCATCTATGGGCTCCACTCGCACTAAGTCTTGCATGTTGTAATGGCATTTATGTACCCCCTATAAACTTTCTAATTTGTTCATAAAAGCTGAATAATCTTCTTCTTTTACTTCACTTAACTTACTAGCTCCAAATTCACCAAATAACTCCTTAAGCTTATCCTTCTTACCTGCCTTACTTACTTGTGCTGCCTTAGTTCTTACCTCTTCTTTTGTGTATTTAACTTCACTAGTTGTATTTTCATTATTCTTTTCTATTTCTTCCTTTGCTTCTGCTATTTCTTCTTTAACGTCTTCTTTTACTTCTACCTTTTTAATCTTTTCAGCTTTTTTAACTTCAACTTTCTTCTCTTCTTTCATATCTGTTATATTTATAGGTTCTATCTGCATCGCTTTCCCTAGATTAAGACCTCCTAAAGCATTCGCCACTACTAATAGTGCATTTGTAAATTCTGGTGCTTCTACTTTAACTTTTACATTTACATTAACTTCAACCATTTTAAATCTCTCCTTTTTGTGTTATACTTTGTTTAGATTTTTTTATTTTTGTTGTGTTGGTTACTTTGACCAGCACTTTTTTTATTTAATGTTCCAACTGATATTTTTTTACCAGTTTTAATGTCCTTAAATACTATATCTGCTAAAAACTTACCATCTTTTTTAAGAGTCATCACATTTTTCTTACTAATATCAAGACTAAGCAATTTCATCACCTTCTTTCAAACATACTATCGCTTATTTATTCCTAGTTGTTTAAAAATAGTTGTCCAATTTTCTTCTATGAGAAAGTGCTAAGTATTAGCAACTTCTCTACTTTCTTAACTTTCTACTGTCTCAGCTTTCTTCATTGCTATATTAATAGCTACTTCTTTAGCTACTGCATCAAATTCTTCCCATCTTCTCTTGTTCTCTTCATCAGATATACGTGGATATACTATATAAACCTCTGTGTTCTGATTAGCTATAATTTTTTCATCATATTCTATGTTTTTTTCTTCATCATATTTGTATGGTTTAAATTGTTGTAGTATTTTCATAACATCACCCCTTGTTATAAAATATGAGCTCATAAACTTGTCTTATACTTATTTAATTATTGCAATTTTTACTCTTCATGTACTTCATAAAATAGTGTGTCTAACATATATAGCAGAGGACTATTTTTATTTATAACTAGTTCTTCTTCATCTTTAATGTAAAATTTTATTAAGTCTTCATCTATACAATAAGTTATATAATTATCTTCACCAATGCACATACCTACTTCTTTTTCTATCTTGTTTCGGTCTGCTATTTTAATATCAGCTATTGTATCAAGTGTATCTACTATTTTATAAAATATCCTTTCTCTATCACTCAATTCGTTACTTTCTTCTGCTACATAATTAAGATATTTTATTAATTCATATTCTTCTATATCACCAAAGAACTTTAGCATAAACTTAAAAGTAAAATCATCAAAGAATTTTTCATCCATCTCTAAGTGTTCAAAATTCATTTTCTTATAATGCCACGCTACTTTTGATGCAATCTTATCTAATATGTTTTTATTATCTTCTATATCTTTATCACTAAGTGAAATCCCACAATCAATACCTATTTTATTGTTAATGCTATTCATAACTTTCTTAAAATTATTTACCATTTCTAATTCCTTATCTGTTAAGTCTATCTCTCCATCAACTCCAATACTAACTATATCCTCATTTATAGCACTCACTATTCTATTATTTTCTTTCATTTCCTTATTCCTCCTTAAATTTTTTATATTTATACAACCTAATCCTTTTAAAGGATTCGCTTTTCGGATGTGACTATTAGTCACAACTGAATTTAATTTTCAAAACTTTTTAGTGCTTTTTCTAGAAGTGGTATTACATTTTCATAATATCTAAAATTAGGTACTTGTTTATCTGAATACTTAGCCTTATCCCACACTTTAATACCATATTCTTCTGTTTTTAGATTGTAAGCATTTGCTAATCCCCCAACTTTATTAGCTGAAATTCCTAACATTTTACCTATCTCTGTAGCTGAATAAGTTTTTTTCTCCATTTTAGGTAATGGTATTAATGCTTCTCCAAAAATAAGTTCTGTAGTCTTTGAGTACATCACTTGAGCAAATTCTGGTATCCCTGCTTGTGATACTTTCTCAGCTAACTCTAAATAAATCTTTGCTTCTCTTGCTCTTGCATTTTTTAATCTTGCTTGAGCATTCATGTATTTTATTTCTGATTCATCTTTAGATTTAGTGCTGTATGTACCTGTTTTTCTTATACTTGGTAGTACATCTCTCGTTACCCAATGTTTAAATTTTTTAGCAGTTGATAACTTAGAACTTAATATTAAAGAATAAAGACCACTTTCATTAATTATTTTCATATTTTGATTACCCCCAGGAGTCGGTATTTCACCTACCCCTTTATCTTCATCACCAACATGTCTTTTTAAAGCATCAGATGTATCTTTATATCCTAATGTCTCTGCCACATCTTTACCAACAAACCAAGGCTCTCCATTTAATTCTATAACCCTTATTTCTCCAAAATCATTATTTTTAAATATTTGTAAATTATTACTCATAATTTCTTCCTCCCTAGTTTTTTATTTTAGTGTCGGTTTGAACGACACCTAATAAACCTACGCCAGTCATCTTTCCCCAACAAATTGGGGAAACCAAATTCTTTACAGTATTTATTGATATTTTCCCATCTAATTGATACATATTGCTTACCATTTTTATTCTGTGTCTGACACCATCCAAACCCTATAGCTGTATCTTCTACATTAATTCCTATACTTCCATCTTCATACTTAATTTAACTTTAACTCCAAGTTCTTCATTAGTTGTTACATTTGATAATTCTTTCATAACATCTTCCTCCTAATTATTTATACTTTCTTTTTCATGTCTAAAAAGCTCTTCTAATGTTTTGTTAGGTGCAACTATATCTCTAATTTGCTTCACCTCTTTCCATGTGAACTCTGTGTTACCTTTAAGTTTGTTAGAAAGTGTTTTTGGAGATACACCTAATTTTGATGCTAACTTTTTTCTATTCAAATCATTTCTTGCCATCTCACCTAGTAGCTCTCTGTACAATTCTCTCACCTTCCTTTTCCGTTGATGGATATTACTCTTTTACTATATCACCTTTAACGGATATATTCAACCTTTTTTTAGAATTATTTTTTCCGTTAATGGAAATATTATTATTGACAATGGAAATATTATATATTATTATTATCTAGAAAGGAGTAATCTTTTTATGGGGCTTGAAAAAATTAATGAATTGAGAAAAGAAAGAGGTCTTACATCTGAACAGTTGTCTAAATTATCTGGTGTTCCAAAAGGTACACTTGACAAAATATTGACTGGTGTTACGAAAGATCCAAAACTCGAGACTTTGAAATCAATTGCTAGAGTATTAGATTGCACATTAGATGATTTTGATGACAAACCTAATCTGAATAAACTTGATGATATTAACAATAAAGAAATCAAAGAATTTGCTCAGTTATTTCTAGAAGTTGATGATGAAACAAAAGAATATGTCATTGGATTGATGAAAAAAACACTAAAAAAATAAGCACTTAAAGTGCTTTATTTTTTCTAATTGAATATTTCATATAATCTAAAGTTTTTAAAAAACTATCATTGTCTTTTTTCTTAAAAATTTCTATATACTTTATAAATATATCTAAATCTAAACTTTTAATTTCGTCTTCCAAATTTATAGTAATTATTTTATTTTTTCCCATTTCATCCATTACTACATTCCTCCATTCATAAATATAAAAATATTCCCCTTCCATATTATAGATATACACTTAAATACACCTAATATTAAACACCACCAGTCTTTTTATTTTTAAATACACTATATATTATTTCCTTATTTGTATAAATTTAGTACATTATTTATATTTTCACTTGAAGCATCCCCCTATATATTTATTTTTTATTCTCTTGTCTTCTTTAAACGCTTTATATCTCCTATTTTCATCTAAAATTAATAAATATTAAGATTTGCAGAACTTACGTTCGCAAGAATAGGTATAAAAATCCCTTTAATTTATAACGTGATAAAGTTATTTCAACAAATATATTTTTACTAACTTTCTAAGAATTACTTTGTAAATATATTATATAGACTTCCAAAAATTCCTGCAACCCACAAAAAAACTGTATCTTTACTAACTTTAGTTTTAATTTTAAAACTATCCACATTATCCACAATTTCAAACTATCATTTAGCATAATCTATTTATAACTAGAACACTTTATCTATAAACTAGCATCATTTACATAAATTTTTTAGAATTAATCTATATATATTTTACTTTTCAATTTTATTTTTGATTTTTTTCTTACAATTTTTTGCATTATTTTTACATATAATTTACAAATTATTTGGTCGGTATTTATAGACCTTCAAAATAAATTTTCTTAATATTCTTAACTATATTCTACCATAAATTTCCATAAAATAATGACGCTAATAACATCATATATTTTATAATTCTACAAATATTATCTTATATAAAATTTAATAAAAGGAGATTTTATATATGCTAAAAAAACTAAGAAAAGAAAGAGGTATGACTCAAAACGAATTAGCAGAAAAAGCGAATTATAGTAGAGCATATATTTCTGATTTGGAAAATAAGAGATACAAAAATATTAATATTTCTACAATCATAGATTTATCACTTGCTTTAGAAATAGATTTTTTAGAATTGTGTCGATATTATTGCGAAGAAGAGTTAAGAAGAAGAAAATTAATGTAAAATATACTTTTAAATAAAAAATAGAGTAGTTCAAACTACTTTATTCTTGTCCATAAAACTGATACAGACATGGGATATAATCTTGCTGTTTACAAACATTTACATACCACATAGTTAATATAAAACCCCAAAATAAACTAAGTATTTTCAATACCTACACATATACAACTCTCTCAAATTTGCAGTGAACCATGAGTAGTGGAAATGATAACATTTATCACATACCCTCAATGCCTTATGTTTCAACTGTTAAGCCCTATTTTATCAAAAATATCGCTCACTGCAAAATTTNTATATTTTTATTATATCATAAAATTTAACCTATAAAATTAAAATGGAGTAATTTATCAATTTAAGAATATCTGCTAGTGCTTACTACATTGGATATTCTAATAAGTCTTCTTCTAACTGGATTTAATATAAAAATTCTCTCTAAAAAATTAGGTCATACTGATATAAAAATAACTATGAATAGATATTCTCATATTTTAGATAATATGCATAAAAAGCTTCTAAAAATATAATCAAGGCTCTCTTTAAATAACATTCAGTTTTATATCAGTAAAATATCAGTAATCTCATATTTTTCTTAAATGTCACTTAGATGTTAGTTATATAATAATAGTAAACAACTGTATTTCACTAATATTTGCTATTATCCAATAGTATTTATAGTTTAGATTTGATATAATACATGTGGTAAAATTTTGATTTGTAACCCAAAATATAACCTACATATATTAAAATAAATTTAAAACTAAGGAGACCTATATGTTAAAAGTACTAAAAGGAAATATAATTTTCACAAAAACTTCAGAAACTTTCACAGTATTTGAAAATAGCTATATTATACTAGAAAAAGGCAAAGTAAAAGAAATATTTAAAGAAATACCTAAGGAATACAAAAATCTAGAAATAATAGATTACACTGATAAACTTATAATACCTGGTATGAATGACCTCCATGCCCATGCCTCTCAATTTAAAAATCTTGGAATGGCTATGGATAAAGAGCTTTTACCATGGCTTGAAACTTATACATTTCCAGAAGAATCAAATTATAAAGATATCGAATATGCAACGAAAATGTATAAAAAATTTGTAAAAGAACTTTGGAAATCTGGAACTACAAGAATAGCAGTGTTTGCAACAGTGCATAAAGAAGCCTCTATGAAACTTATGGATATATTCAAAGAAGTTGGTCTTGGAGCATACGTTGGTAAAGTAAATATGAATATGAATTGCCCTAATACTTTGTTAGAAAACACTCATGATTCTATTGCTGATACAGAAGAAATTATAAATAAGTATAGTGATACAGATTCTATTGTAAAACCAATAGTAACACCTAGATTTATACCCAGCTGTACAAGTGAACTTTTAAAAGGTTTAGGAGATTTATGTTTAAAATATAATACTCCTATGCAATCACACTTATCTGAAAATTATGATGAGATTGAATGGGTTAGAAATCTAGAACCTGAATCTAAATTCTATGGAGATGCATATAATAGATATAATTTATTTGGTCAAACTCCTACTCTAATGGCTCATTGTGTTCATTGTTCTCAGGAAGAAATAGAT